TGTACATTATCAGGTGATAAAATTCCTGATAAAGTCATTTCACCACATTCTAAAAAAGCATAATACGCTTTTACAAATTCTAAAAACTTTGGATGGTCACCTATAACAAAATCAGGTGCCTGTTGTTTTATTATTTCGGATAATTTTTTAGTAAATTTAGCCATTACTCATTATTAGTTGTAGCTACTTGTAGTTGTATATCCAATACCAGCACTAGACGAACCGCCTTCAAAAGTATCAGCCTCAACCGTTATGGTACTATTAGAAACATCTATTGATAAAACTTGATTTCTTACTGGAACAATATCGTTTGAACTTGGTGTTACCGTTAATTCAATTTCTGTAGAAGCTGCACCTCTAACATTTTCTATTGTAGAAACATTTAATGAATTTAAAATAACTTCACCTGTTTCATAATCAATTGTTCCTTGTGTATTATTTGTATATGTTTTAACTGAACCAACAAGATAATATAATCTTACATTACCTGAACCATCATCATTTACAAAATATACATTTGTTGTATCTCCATCAATTTTAAATCCAGTAGAAGATAAAATACCTCCTGCTGTTGCATTATGTCCAGAGTGTGGATTGTATAATGCGTTAGAAAAATCAATTGTGTATTTTACTGAAGAACTTAATGTTGGTGCAAAAGCTTTTCTTAATTTAAGAGTTGTTATATTGGATAGGATAGCATTTGTATCCACATCATCAATTGTATCTAAAACTTTTGAATATCTAAACATACCATCAAATTGTTGTAAAGTTGTTGTGTTGTAATTTGTTAATGCTGTTATAATTTCTGATTGTAAAGTAGAAGCAGATTTTGTAGTTCCAGCTTCTTTAAATTTAACATTTGAAGTTAATAAAATACTGGTTACTACTGGATCTAAAATAACTGGTGTAACCGATCCAACAGAATAATTTTTTAAGGAGGTTACAATAGAATTTTTTGTTGCTGTAGTTAAATTAGAACCTGTTTTAGGATAAACTGATACATAAACTCTTCCATAATAAGGCGTTGAGTGATCCTCACCACCCCAAGCACTTACCGATTGAGCATTAGCATATAATTCTTTTACTTTTTGTTTATAGTCCTCTATGGTTACAGCACGGTCTTGAGCTGCATAAGATTTAGGTGCATTAAATTTAATTGAGTCTTTTGTTTCTGATTCAGCACCATTAGCGGCATTAGAATTAACCGTTAATGATACATCACTAAAGCCTCCAATATTTCCTGATAGTGAAAAAGAACTAGCACCATTTGAAAGTGTTTTATTTGTAACCACATATTTCAATATAACAATATTACTATTAACTAAATTTTTTCCGGTTACTCCATCACCAAAATAAATTTCAAATTTACCATCTTCAGCTTCTTGTAAAAAGAAAACTTTTGAAGTGGAATCTAAAGCAGTAATTCCTGTTGCTAATGTATAAGTGTCTGTAGTTGTGTCCGAAGAACTTGTTTGAACTGATACCACCAAAGTAGATGTATCAGCATTAGCTGATGGAATTAAAAATCGTTGGTCAATATCAGTTGTATCAACCGTGTATTGATAGGTAACATATGTACCTTCATAAATTTTTAAATTAGAAAAAGTATAAACACCATCTACTGGAGAAATTGTATTTGAACCAATAGTCACAAAATTATAATTTACATTATCTACCGTTGTTGTAAATTGTGTTCCAGCATTCATTGTTAAAGTTGCTCCAGTAGCATTATTAACTACAACATTAATATCAGCGACCGGTGCTCTAACAGACAAAGGTGTATAACCTAAAGCCTTAGCGTGTGATACAATACTATTTCTTAAATCAGCTGTATCAATAAACATTTCATTACCCATAATATTTGCATTGTAAGCTAAATAGTGAGTATTGTAAGCAAGTAAATCTAAAAGAACGGCCATACCAGAACCTTCAAATTCATAATCTTTAAATTCGTCTTGGTTGGAAATATATTTTTTTAGATTTAATTTGATTTGGTCAAAATCTAAAGTTGAAATGTCTAATTTATTTGCTGTTGCCATTTTATCTTAACCTTTGTAAAAATTCTGTTATGGTTACAGGTTCAGGAACATTAACCACATAAAAACTTACCATAACTTTGTATTCATTTCTATCTATGTTATCCTGAACGTGAACTTGTTGTATTCTTGCTCTTGGTTCCCAATTAACTATAACTTCTTGGATTCTATCTTGTAATAATATAGCATTTAACGGAGTTATATTTTCAAATAATAATGCTCTTATAGATGAACCTATTTCTGGATGAAAAGGTCGCTCAAACATATTAGTTAAAATTAAATTTCTAACTGACCGTTTTACTGCCTCTACATCAAACAATCTTGCAATATCTCCTGTTGCAGGATTTTTTGTAAAGTTTAAATTTAAGTCACTATAAATTCGTGTAGCTCTTTTAGACTTATTTGTTAATTGTGCGTCATAGTTTGCCATATACAATATTTATATGATTTATCTAACCGCCTGCATTAACATTTGGAGAACCTGCAGTCAGTTCTCCTGCGTCTGTACTATCACCTACTCTAGCAATTGCCTTACCTTCTACAAACACGGTTTTTGAACCAACATTAACAAAAGCAACGTGTGGAGCACAAGGAGGTGCTGGGGGAAAAGGATGTGATACCGTAGGGTCAGTTTTTCTTGCTATCAATATACTATTTGCTCTACAAGTACCTTGAAGAGGTGTATCTAATATTGTGGTGCTAGCACAAATATGTCCCGTTGTTAAAGGGTCATCCTTTCTACAAACTGCTGGCATTATACTATGCTAGTATCCAAATAGCTACTAATAATATAAGAACATAAACTGGTACTTTTGTTTCTGTTAACCATTTTTTTGCGTCTTTTAAATATTCTATCATTTGATTTCTACCTTTCCGCCAATTGCTTCTATTTCTTTTCTGATTTTTTCTGCTTCTTCTTTTTCAATATCCTCTTTAAGTGTACTAGGACAATTTTCTACAAAAGTCTTTGCTTCTAATAAACCCATTTCATTATATTCTCTACATTTTTTAAGAACAGCTATTTTCTTATCAGCGTCAAAGCTAGTTAAGATAACATCATATAAATTTGATTCTTCTTCAACAGCAGTTGCTGGTTGAGCTGGGCCAGCTGTTAAAGCTGCTAAATCTAGGTTCCACGCTTTTTCCAATTTTTTGGAAAGCTCACCTGCTTCTACAACCGTTAATTTACTTAACTGGTCTACTAAATTATCTATATTACTCATTATCTTCCTAACTTATCTTTTCTACCAATAGGTAGTGTTTGCCATTTTGTCATTTCCTGACCTTTTTTACTAATCCATTCACAATAAATCAATTTATTTTTAAATTTATTTTGAAAACTCTTTACAGCTTTTTTCCAAGACATTGCTGTTATCGTTTCCTGCAATTCCTTGCCATCTGTAAATTTAAATTCACGCTCTTTCGCCATTTTTATCACTCCATTTCAATGTTTTTAATAACAATATTTATATGAACTTTAAAAGTGCGAATCTACGGTATCAAATGATTAAAATTCGTCAATGTTCTCATTTTGTTCTCATATTTTAGTGAGAATCGTTCTCAAATGCCTTAAAACCTACGGTTACCAACGGAAAAAACGGACTTATATGCCATTTTTTGCTTGATTTTACTAGGTTTTTCCGTTAATATAGCAGTATAAACACTATGAAAGGAAATATATAAAAAATGAGTAGATTTAATTTAAATCCTTATCTTTGTAAGAAGGGATTTTATCTAACCGATTGTGAATATGATGAGGATGGATTATCAATGACTATTGATAGGTCTGGACCTTACAAATCGTTAGAAAATGCAAAAAAGGCATATATAAAAGCAATCAAAGGAAAGACTGCTTTAGATATTGCAGGATTATCAGTAAGAGGACCTGAATATATGTGTAAAAACAAATTCAATGATTCTCAATATAAAACTATTTGGTATTCTATTGCAGATGAGTGGAGAAAGGAATTCGCATAATGATAAAAAATATATTATCACTTATAACGATTCTATCTGCTATTTTTGCAGTAGGATTTATAGAAGATTGTGAAGGACATTGTTTAGGTAATGAAAACTGGACTATGTTTTTTGTAATGATTGGAATTATGATGATTTCAGGATTTTTAACAATATACACTATGTCAAAGGAGGACAAATAATATGGGTAAAGTGAAACAATGGGCACAGGATTGTGCTGAAAAGGAAGTAGATAAAATACTTGCTGAAGTTAAAAGTAATATTATGAGTATTGATATTGCTAGAACAAAACTACTTGCAGTTAACAATGTTAACCTTGTAGGATTAGATGAGTTTAATGTTGATGAAATAATTGCGGAGGCGATATAATATGAAAGATGTTTATGCTAATGTTTATAATAAAAAAACATTAATGATTGTAACCGAAGCGTCTATGAAAAAAGCATTAGATATGCTAATTGATAAAATCAAATTAGACTATTCAATGTGGAATAATAGAGGTGGAAGTGATAACGATACCGTTAGAAATAATATGATAAAAGAATTTAATGATGGTATCACAATGAAAGAATCAAAATATTATTTTAAGATTTATTCAGGTAATAGTATTTGGGGATTTATTGTAAAAGAGGATAAAACAATTAGAGGTAAAGATTGGAAGAAAGGCGATATATTAAAAGCTGCTTCTTACTTAACACCTGCTTTAAATAAACCTAGAGGAAATATATTTGACAATTATATTGTTAAATGGACTGGTCCTGTTTATTTAAATGATCCTGCTTATTACAGAATGATTGGACAATAATGTGGCTAGAATTGTTGTATATAAAAGATATAATAATTACATCTATTGGGACGGCACACTTGAAAATGTCCTTAAAATTAAAAAAATGCTTGACGCAGAAGGATTCAAATGGTATGTGATTGCATACTAAAATAATTTAATTATTATTTAAGGGGCGTCATTGACGCCCTTTTTTTTAGCGCCATAAATAGTTTTATATCTACCTGTAGCTCAATTGGATAGAGCGTATCGCTACGGACGATAAGGTTGTGGGTTCAAGTCCTACCAGGTAGGCCAATTGTTTGGATAAATTACGGTCCGTTGGTGAAGTGGTTATCACGCTGGCCTGTCACGCCGGAAGCAAGGGTTCAATTCCCTTACGGACCGCCATTTATAAACCAGTTGGTCCAAATATGAGAGCTAAAAAAATAAGACTAATTAAAAATATATCTATATAAAAAAAGAATACAAGTATATTCCAAAACATATTAGATAGAGAAAGATGTTCCACAACCACAGGAACTTTTTGCTTTAGGGTTGTTAAATACAAAATTAGAACCAAACACATCATCTTTATAATCCAATTGCATACCTAATAAATACATTTCAAAAATTTTATCTACTAATAATATACCATCAACAATAATATCATTAGGTGTAGATTCATTTTCAAATGTCCAATCATATCCAAACCCAGCACAACCACCACCTTTAATGGATAGTCTAACAAATACTTTTCTATTTGTTTGTGTTAAATCTGTTAATCTTTTTTTTGCGTTGTCTAAAATTTTTATCATTACATATCATAAGCGCTAGGAAAGTATGGAGTATATCCTTGCTCTTTAGCCTCTTTATCATCTTCACCTACAATAGCTTGAACTTCAGGTACATAATGTTTAAGTAAATTTTCTACACCATCGTGTAAAGTTTTTTTACTCATAGCACAACCAGAACAGCTACCTGCCATTTCTAATTTTGCTACACCATCTTCAAAAGATATAAAATTAATAACACCATTATGTTGGGCGACACTAGGTTTAACTTTATCTTCCAAAACCCATTTTATATCTTTTTCTATTTCTTCTATTGTTCTATCCATTTTAATTCCAGTATAATGGTTTCCACCACTCTTGGTACCAATGTTTGAATTGGGCGGGGTGTCTGCCTTTAATATAAATGTACCAAAATCCTTTTATCAATTCTATTAAGGCTTTTATTTTTTTGGCTTCTGCCATTTAAATAGTCTGCCGGCTCTGTAAGAAGATATTAAACCCATTATGACGCCAGGTATAAACACAATAAGTGCTAAGTAAAATAATAACTTCATATAACTATTTAGAACTCCTTGACTATACCTAATTGAGGTTGTGCAATACATTCCTCTTTAAGGTCTTTAATATTATTAGGATTGTTTAATTCACATTTCACTTGTGGTTTCCATCCCTTATACCAGGGTTGTCCATTCGTACAGCTTACAAGTAAGCACAGAAAAAGGATTAGTAAGAAAATAGTGAACCAAGTTTTGTTAGAAAAATCCATTGCATTTAATCTACTTTCTTCCAAAGGGGTTGATGTAAATTATCTTTATTTAATTCTACCCAATTTTCATCCATACAATCTATTTCTTCTATAAAGCCACCAGGGTATTTCTCATTAACCTGGGCTTGTATTTCTTTCGTATTACTTAACATATAATCATAACAATGGGTTTGGTTTTCAAACGAAGTATCCAAGTAAAAATAGTTTATACCTTCAGGATACTCCAATGTGATTAACCATAATATTAGAAAGAATTTCATAAAAAGAATTAATTAAAAAAGAAATGATAAACCAATACACCTATAATTAAGCCTTCTACCCAGGCGCCATAAGCACACCAAATAGGATACTTGCGAATTAAGTTTATTTTCCATTGCCATAGTTTTTTCATAGTTTAACTATTTATTGACTTACGCCTCTAATTCAGGACCTGATGGAACAATCTTTTCTTCATTAAGGTCATTACTTTCATTCGTACCTGGTACAGGCCATTCTTGTGGTTCACAAATAAAACGAAAGGCTGTATTGGTCATTTCAAACATACGGTTATATTCTGCCATTACTTCTACACAAGTTTGTTGCTTTTCAAACCATACAGCACCCCTAATAGGAGCATTGTCCCAAGTAGCTGTATTGAAATTGAATATGAGTAAAAATAATCCCCACATCTTAATCATAGTGTAACCTTTCTTTTCTTAACTTTAATGTAAGCCCGCCCCTACCCGCCAGAAAACTATCTGACAAACCAAAGCACATCTTTTTTATAGAAAATTTAAATAAGAGCTATTATTTATAAAAAGAAAGAAACAAAAACTCAACACTTTATATTAGAATCTTCCCATTCGGCTGAAAGAGCGAAAGAGTTTTTTTCCGATTTTTTCTTGCGTTGCGTTGTGATTTTTCTGTGTGGGCGCTGGGCTAGCTTAGGGTCTTTGGTGAGTGTTCTACACACATATATATAATTCCCCTTGGCCTCATATCTTAAAGTGAGCTTCTTCCATCTATGGTGTTGACGCATAGTATCCAGATAGGCTTCACAATAGCCAGAAGGCCAATCTTCTATGGTTATTTTCCATATATCTTTGCTAAACAATGCCTTTTGACAATAGACAATAAAATCAACATCAGCGAATGTGTGGGTGGAACTTTGAGAAATAAAGACCCTATGAACTTTGCGTCTTTTGCTTTTAGTAAGGGTCATACTAAAATAATATTTATATTACTTTGTAGGCTATTATACTATGTTAAGAAAAAAATGTCAATAGGCTTATAAATGCGCCAATGTAATAGCCATTATAATAAACACAATTAACAATATATAAACTGCCATCATTTTATCAAGTATCCTATTTCTCAATGAACGCAACATATAGTATGGTTAATGTTATAATAAAACCTAATAACATAAAGGCCCAAAACAAAATCATAGATAAAACCTTTCATAGATTTTTATAATAATCTGTGCTAGCACCCAGCCAACAAAAACGGCGATTGCTATGCCTATTAAGGTTTCTAACATATGCGTGTGCCCACGATTAGGTACTCCATACTCCTGTATATAGGTTAATGCCCCATTGAACGGCCAGAAATAAGGCCAGTAATGTAAGCAGGGTTATAACGACTTTTATGAACATAAAAAATTCCAACGAAAAAATTTAAAAAGAAAAGGCCGGGATATCTTTAGAGACCCATATTGCATTTATAGATTAAGAACCCTGGCCAGTTTTAATAGTTTTATGGGTTAAGGTCAATTGTCTTACCTCGGTGAATCACAATACCTGTGGTATTACTGGTTTTACTACCTTCAATGGTTTCGTTCTTATGGCCTGCTACCTTCAATCTGTAATTGCCTCCTACATTGACATTGTAATCACCGGCCGCATTGACATTCACCTTACCATCTAATGTGACTAGGTTGATATTGCCCTTATCTACTTGTACATTGATATTAGCATTTGGCCCTACTTGTATATCGTAATTATTATCGGTTGCACCATCTTTGTTAATGTATATCTTATGACGGCCACTTATAGTCGTATCTGATTTGCCCCCTATGCTCACTAGGTTATCGGTAGTGGTCAAGGTATATTGGCTACCTTTGATAATGTCGGTACGGTGGCCATTATAGTCCATTTCTATTGAGGAACCTAGGCGATGTGCGATATAGTAACGTTCCTTGTCAGGCGTATCATCATATTCCTGTATATGGCCTGATTCGGATTCAAACACGTGATTCTTAGGATAGGTGGCGTGATAAGGGATTTCTGGTTGGTCCCAGGTATCTCCATCAGAGGAGGCCATATGCGTACCGTCAGCCGCTGAAGTTTGGTCAAAGTCGGCCGTGGCGATTCCCGTGATTCGAGTCGCCCTTCTTAATGATAATGAATTGTGAGGATTGATTTCTTCACCTTCATCATCTTTTAAATTAACGGCCAATCTATTGACATCTGATTCGGCCTTGTATTTGGGATAAATCCCGTTAGGGTCATAGAAACCTTTTTTGGTATCGGCCAGTTCTGCGGGATACCCTGGCAAACTCCCTAATATGACAGGCTCTTGGGCATTTGCGCCATCTCTAAAAAAGCCCAGGCACCACGAACCTTCTACTAGAAAACTAGGCGATTGGCCGAGGCCTGTGATACCGCTTGATGTAGTCGGTAACACGCATTGCGCCCAGGGCAAATCTGTCGTGGGTAAATCTGTTTTGTTTTGCGTATGGTAACCCAGGCAGCGTACTCTCAATCGGCCTGCGAACTTTGGGTCTGCTCTGTCCTCTACGACACCAACGAACCAAATGAAACCATCTTGGCCTATAAAGTTTGTGGCCATCTTAATATAACTCCCCTATTGTTAAAAGAAAAGGCCGATAAATTGTTGTATTTAATCCACTCGGACCCTGCTTTTTTTGACTATTTATTTGAGTTGCGTAGGCGCCGCCGTGCGTAAGCACTACTTTAGGCCATCTATGGGTTTTCATATATTGCGTAGGCTCTGAACCATCTCTGGACCCATACTCTATCATCTCACTTTCCAAAGGCCTTTCTGGCAAAAGGTCCTTTCCCCTTACATTTCCTCTTATATAAGGGTTTTGTGTATATTCTGTTGTATTTCTGAGCATATTTCTCATCCTGTTCAATTATGTTATGTCAATCGGCCTAATATGTGTTGTGGCCTTGCTTATGTTGTTTATCTGGAAATTTTTTTCAAACTCGCAGACAACCTCGCAGCCGTCCTCGGTGTTTTTAATCATATAAGGTACCATCGTATATATTAACCGCTTTCCCTTTATCTGTAAATTCCGTCTGTAATCTACTATCTTTTGTTTGTAATCCGTTCATAAATGAATCCTTAGCACAGGTCAATACCATTCTATGTTTCTTACCTGTTATTGAAAAGTTATGCCTTATCTTCGTTATTAACCATCGTCCTGATACTAAAGGGTTATCCGCTTCTGGCATATCGGGATCCCGTTGGGGACCGTATCTTGGAATATGTACATCAATCATATGTCCTGCATTGATATGACAATTTCCATTTACTTCTAATGTCATTTCCATCATCTCTAATAGACTTAAGCCGCTGGCTCGTCTATGTAATATCTCATCTGTGCGTTCTCCCTTATCACTATTGGTATTGTGTATATGGGCGGTATTTGACGCAACCATAAACTTAGCATCCTTATAGTCTGATAATCTGTTATATCGTCCACCATCTTCGGACATATAGGTATCGTCTATATCGTATGGTGCTTTTGGTAAAGGACCTCTATAGATTGCTTGGTCTGTAGCTGCGTCATCTTTTTCCATATGTGGTATCATATTATAATCATCCACATAGTCGTATTTACTATCCGTTATAGTTTTGTTAAAGGCATCGTGGGATAATAAACGACTCGCCCAAGTGCCTAAATTCTGATTCTTAATCACATCAGCGGATCTCTTAATATCGTATTTAAACACATTCCTTAAATCTCTCATAGGTGCGTCTTGTGGATTATTAGCTTGCCTTGCTTCTGTTGAACCTGCAAAGTATTCAAACATTGATGGATGTGGTTGTAGTCCGGATGCTTTAACGACAAAATAAAATGAATCCAATGCTCTATAATGAAACCCTTGGCCATTTTCGTAAAATAGGTAAACAGGTAATAGTGATGTTTTAGGTACTGACTTTTTAGATAAAATGTGTATTACATCTGATGGTTTTACATTTGGTGCTACAAATTTATGATTGTCCCTAGTAGGTTGTATAAAAACTCTTTTCTTACTATTCAATCCCCATTTCTTTTTTACTATCTTGGCAACAGCGTCATCATAAGGTCCATCAAAAGCTCTTGACACTTTTACATTCTGGTCTCTTATGCCTTCAACAGAAATAAAGTTTAATGTAATAATTTCAGTAGATGGTGCTGTACGAGTTTTGTTAGCAATACTATATACGGCCATCTTATGGTCAGTAAAATCAAATTCACCACCACCTTCTACTTTAGGTTCCATTGGTGTTCTAATTTTAAATGATAGAAACTCCTGTCCTAGAATAGGTAGAGTAGCGGCCAAACCTGCATTGTCCGTAAATGATATATCGCCTGTAAGGAAATTGGTAGTTAAATCTTCATATATGTTTAGGTCATTTACCAATGTGGTAATGTCTATGGTATCGCCATTGTAACCTATAATTAGAATCTCACTAACTCTATAATCACCAGCGAATTGTAGGTCGTTGTCACCATATAGTCGCTCTCTCATAATTACCTCTTAATTAATTTTCTAAATTCTGATACAAAACTTCCTAAATATTTTCTTTGTAAAACTTTAATTTGTCTTTTCTCATCTTGTAATCTTTGTTCATATTCATAATTGGTTATAGCTGTTGCACCAGGTTCTGTACTATTAACTTCAATCAAGTGTGAATTGTCCTGTTCAAAGGTAGGACCACTTGATTGTACTTTTTCATAGTGGTGTATTCCATTGATGTTCGTATATTTGGATTGTACAAAATTGTTAAATTGATTTTGCGATAATGGCCAATCATAATATCTATCTTTGATATTATTTAAAATCAATATAACCCAATAGTGATCCACGGTATTATAAAACTTATAAGATACCGTTTCAGGAGATTCACCTTCTCCAACATTGTACTTATCATACAAAGAAATGTTATTTTTGATAAGGTCTCTTATTTTGACTCGTCTTAATAAATCTACAACAACCTGTTCGTTACCTGCACCAACAGCGTCATAGGTCATTTTAGGAAAGTATTTAAAATATTTTGACATTTATTTGCCTATCGTAGGTGTGGTGGAACTTTTGATGTTTCCCTAAAATCTGTTGGTTCACTTGCCTTTTTATTTCTACCTGCTGAATCGTGTGTTCCAAATGTTGCCATTTGTCTGTCCACAAATTCTAGTTCTTGGAATGATAAAGTAACCGATGTATTAACCGGTGGTGCACCGTGTTCGTTTGCTCTATAGGTTACATATTTTTCTCCAGCACCATACACAACACTCATATTCGTTAAGGCACATAAAGCAATTTGGTTTAAATAATTGTTTTCTTTACCACGGTACATATATCTTATTGAAAATTCTGATGGCACTCTAAACGCAAGGGCAGAACCTTGTCCTAATTTTTCAGGCAGCATATGAAAGGTAAAGGTATCAATAATATCATTAACCTCATCTGCTTCTTTCCTGTTTCTAGGTGTCATTTTAAAAGTATAATCAAATTTTCTATAATCAATACCTTTAAATATCATTTCTTGCATAGGAGCAGGAGATACACCTGTCACTCTTTGCAACTTGGCAGCTGCACCAGCAGCAGTTCCAGCAGAAAGAAAATCTCCAACATTATCTAATAGTTTAGCAGCTTGCATTCCAACACCTGTACCTACATCTCCCCAACCTTGTTTGCCTTTCATTACATCTGCAAATGCTGAAATTACTCCTGTAAGCATTCCCACATCAGCAGGTTCGTATGTTGAAGTATAATCTTCCTTAACATCATCTGGCATATACAATACAACTGAATCTCTTATTAATTTTTTAGGCACACCAACACCAGCAGTAGTTTCATCAAAAAACCTTTCATTAGTAAAAGTATCATTATAAGCTCCACCTGGTGACATTTGGCTTCCTCGTTCGGAAGGTGGTATATTTAAATCTAAATTAGGAGAATAAGAATCACTTGAAGTTCTAGCATAGACATTAAATATAATGTAATGACCATTAGCGTTTTCTAAATCTTGTGGATATTTTAATATCTTACCAGAGAGGTTTTTATCTATTCCTGCGCCAGTATCATTTGTTGTTCCTATTCGTCTGCGTTCATCTATTTGTGTCATTTGTAATATTTATCTCCTAATAGGTCTTTTTCATATGATTAATTGTACCATCAATATTAATATTAGACATAGCTGGCCAAGCATTGGTTGTGCTTACACTACTATTATTTACAGGTATGGTAGTGATTGTATTTCCTTGCTTGTTATTTGGTAACATCTTCAACATCATATTTTCAAGTTCACCTATTTCTAAATGTGCTCGTACATTAGTTCTTTTTGATTCAATATTAACTTGTTCAGCAGCAATTATATCTGGTAAACTAGGGTCTGATTTTAAAATCTGACCTCTTTTATTCTTTTTTATTTTCTTAACTTTTTTCTGAATATAACTAGCTTCAGTTGCGTTCTCTAACGCTACTGCTTCAGTATTTTCTACGGCTTCTACTGCACCATCAGCCACTTCACCGTTTTCAGCTAGTTCTTTTGCTTTTTTAACATCACGAGCAGCAATGGCAACATCCATTGCAACACTACCTGCTGTCCCAATACCAGGAACTATACTCATAGCACCTGAAGAAACTTCCATAGCAGCACCTGTAAAATCACCTTTTGCTAATTTGTGTAAACCAAATCCTAACCCTGCAATAAATCCAATTACTGGTATTTTCTTAATTGCTGATTTAAGTAATGTTTTACCTGCTGTTTTCGCAACAACCTTTGTAGTTCCTTTGGCAGCAGCTTCAGTAGCCTCTTTTTTTACTACCTGTTCAGTAACCTCTTTAGCAACGACTTTTGTTGTTCCTTTAGCAGCAGCAGAAGTTGCGGCTGCAGTTGTAGATTTAACAGCTATTTTACTAGCAGCAGGAACTGCTGATTTAAGTAATGTTTTAGAACCAAGCCCAATAAAATTTTTACCTATTTTAAATAAAGACTTTGCCCATTTAGGACCTTTAATAATTCCAACGGTAGAAGCAATTGAGCCTAGATTATCTTTAATGGATTGAAATATGCCACTTTTTTCTTTAGAATCTTTACTTAACCAACTACCAGCACCACCACCTGTATTATCTACAATGGCGTCTAACTTACTAACAATTTCTGTATGTTGCTCTTCTTCTTTTTCAAATAATTCTTCTCTTTGTTCTTCACCAGCTGCACCTCTTTTACGGCCAGGACTTCTTAATGCTGTGCCTACACCTGGTGCTCTTTCTTTTTCTTCTTCTTCTAAAGCACCTTCACCAAAATCATCTTGTCCTGTTGCTACATCTATTTCTCTTTGTATTGATTTTCTTTCTGCGACACCAGCTGCTCTTGCTTTTTGTTTTTCAGCACCTCTTAATCTCTCTTCCCCAGCTTCCTGTGTTTCAATCTTTCTCTTAATCATACCACCTAGTAATGGCATATCACCAAGTAGTCTATCTGCTAGTTTAAGGGGTTTAAATTGTTTAGTAAAATCTTTAAATCCAAATTTAACTCTAGTGAACATATTGGCCATAGGGTAAACCTCTGCCAATGTTTCTGATACAATTTTACCTACATACTCTTTTTCTGGATTAGTGAAAGCACCAGCACCTGTTGTTTTAGACTTATCCATTTCGGTAAGTAAAACTTGCCACTCTTTCATTGTGCTTTTGAAAGCACCATATCCTGAAGCATCCGCAAGTCCGTCCATTGAGCTAATGAAATCTCGGACCATATTAAATGCGTCATTACCTATACGCTTATTAGCAATATCATTTTTATAGACTTGGGTAAATTGTTTTTGCTTTTGTAAAGCAAAAGTAGTAGCAGCTTGCGATATTGCAACCTGTTCTTTAACCTTTTTATCTCTTTGCGATTCTAATAAATTTTGAAATGACTCAGCCATTTATTTTATCTCTCTGGTTCTGTATTTTTAGATTTCTTTGGTGCTTTTTTA